TTGGTACAACCGAGGCTGACAAAAAATTAGTTGTCATCGGTGACGCTGAGGTAAGTTCCAATTTATCTGTTGGGACAACTATTACGGCGGAAAATGGTGTATTCTCAGGTATCCTAACTGCCTATGATGGTTTGGATATCGGTCTTGGTGGTACTTTTGTGTCGGCGAATAAGGCCGATAAAAAGATTGGTATCAACACAACTTCTCCCAGATATACTCTCGATGTCATAGGACCAGTATCGACTGGAACAACTGCAGAATATATTTACGGTGACTTAGAAGTAACAGGTAATATTAAAGGAAAAAATATATTTGGTCAAGTTGCGGCTGGTGGAACTGTAGTATTTGAAGATGTAACAGTATTAAATGTACTTGACGCAAATAATGCGGAAGTTTATACAAAATTTAACATTCAAGAGGTAAATTCTAATACCTTCAGATATCTAACAGCTGGTGATCCTCCTGGAATTGGTTTTACTCAAAACACTGATAACCCAGAACTCTACCTACAAAGAGCTGCTAAGTATGAGTTTCATGTAAGTTCTGCTGGTTTCCCATTCTATATCAAAACTACACAATTAGCTGATTTAAACGATCAATATAGTGATGGGGTTGAAAATAATGGTGCTCAAGTCGGTGTTGTAACCTTTAAGGTTCCATTTAACGCGCCAAATAAATTGTATTACCAAGCATCTAATACTCAAGGTATGGGTGGTACCATTTATATCAATAATGACTATAAGGATCTTGAAGTTGGTGTATTAACAGTTACAAAATTCTTAGACAGTAAATTACAAGCCGATTTTGAGAACATTTACGTCTCTGGTATTGGTACAATTAACAATCTGAAGGGTCCTCAGAACTTCAGTGTTAGTGCTGGTATTTTGACTGTTAGACAAGATCAAACAGCGTTGATTGGTGTTTCGACAGGTGCTGATAGGGTATCTGTTCAAGAAAAATCTGATGATGTTGATTATCAAGTTCCATTTACTGAAACTCTAGGTATTGGTTCGGTTTATCGAAATTTATATGTTGACTCCCAAAATGGACAACTAAAATATAATCCATCAACAAACACTTTAACTGTTGATAAAGTAACCTCTACATTAACAGGAAATGTCACTGGTGTATCTACTGGTTCGAATAAAGCACTGATAAAATCGGCAACTGGAGACGTAGAGAAAAATATAACATTCGTTGATCAAAGCATTGTTGATGAAGATTATGCTCATCTAAAAATTGACTCTCAAAAAACGTTTACATATAACCCATTTTATGATAATTTAACTGTAGGCAGTATAAAAACAGGAGTTGTAAGTGGGGTATCCACTGGTTCGAATAAAGCACTGATAAATACGGCAAATGGAAACGCAGAGAAAAAAATAGTATTCGTTGATCAAGACATTGTTGATGAAGATTATGCTTATCTAAAAATTGACTCTGACAATAAAATTACATATAATCCAGACAAAGATAGACTGACCGTAACCAATATCAAAGGTGCAGGTGATAATATCACTGATCTTAATGGTAGTAATATTACTCAGGGCACGGTTAAGTCTGATAGAATGACAGATGCAACAACATCTGTTGCTGGTGTCGTTCAATTGAATGATACTTATCCACCTGTTGGTACTGCAACTACTATAGCTCCAACGATAAACGTTGTAACACAAGTTTATAATGAAGCGGTCGCAGTAATACCTGCAGGCACTCAGATGTTATTTTGTCAAGCTGCAGCGCCGACTGGTTGGACTCAAAACAAGAATGAGGCTAATGTTCATAACAAAGCATTGAGAGTTGTCAAATCTGCCGGCGGTGGTGGTGGAGGATCGCAATCTTTCACAAGTGCATTTTCAAAATCCAGATCAGTTCCATTACTTCAACACGCACACGGTGTTGATGTAGGAAATCAAAGTGCTAATCACAATCATGGTGTGGCTATAGGCGAAAATGGTACTCATGCTCATTCTTATAATGGTGGTAACCATAGTCATGCAATAACCGACGATGGCCACAAACACACTCTAAAAGGTGGTGGATCTAATGACGACTCTGGTAATAATGTTCCAGCTAGTAACAATAATGGAAAAAGCCACTCCTCAACAAATAAAGTAAAGACTGGTATCAGTATTGATGAGGCAGATATTTCAATCGCTATACAAGGCAACGGAACACACAAACACGGTGTTAATGTAGGAAATCAAAGTGCTAATCACAAACATACTGTGACTATAGCTAAAGAAGGGACAGCAGGTGCTTCAATGAATTTTGAAGTCAAATATATCGATGTTATTCTTTGTAAAAAGGACTCCTACACTGATTGATCGGGAGGTAATGTATTGATAGGGGGATGAGGTGTAATTTGAGCCTGAACAATCCCCTGATTTAATGCATGTGTGTATAATTTTTGATTTCTATCATTTGCTGCAACTGTTTCGTTTCTAAAACTTTCTACTGCAACTGTTGTTCCTCTTGTCTTTTGAGCAATTTCAATAGACATCATTGGCATCCATGAAACCGCACAATTCCATTCATCTACTTCTTGTCCACTCTGGGGATCTGTACCTCTAACCTGAGTATACCAAGCACATTTATGCTGAACACATTTCTTTTTAATTAAAGGACAAAATTCACCATTTTTCATCTTGTTAAATACTGAATGATTTGAAAATATTTATCTGGTCATATTATAAATATAACTAACGGAAGGGAAATCATAGGTAATGTCATTACTTAGGGCTGACAAAATTGCCAATAAGAATAATAACTCGGGTCCTATAATCTGTGGACCTTCGACTGTTAGTGGTAATTTTGTAGTTACGGGAATCGCTACAGTCCTGGGTCTTGGTGTTACAAACAGTATTTTAGTCGGTCAAGCAGTTACAACAAAATATCTTACTGTTTCTAATGGTGCGAATTTATTCAATTCAAATCTGACTGGTATCACCACCGCAGGTATTATAACCCAGGCAACTTACTTCGGTGATGGTGTTAATTTAAGTGGTATTGTAACGCAAATTGTTGCAGGTACAGGTATCAATATCTCCCCTAGTGATGGTAAGGGAAGAGTCACAATAAATGCAAACAATGTCCCTAAAGCGGACTTTGCAACAAATGCAGGACTTACAACTGACATCAAAGGTGGTCAGGCTGGTGTTGTAGTATATCAAGCTGATGCAAATGAAACAGCATTTACTGCAGTAGGTCAAACTGGTCAAGTTCTTCAGTCAAACCATGCTAATGCTCCTACTTGGGTTTCCATTTCACAAATTAATGTAGCATATGCTGATAGTGCAGGTATAGCAACTGACATTAAGGGTGGTTCTGCTGGTAGACTCTTAATTCAAACTGCACCAGACAATACTGATTTCTTACCAGTTGGTCCTTCAGGTAATGTTCTTCTTGCTCAAGGAACGTCTAATCCAATCTATATTGATCCGAAGGCTCAACTTGATGTAAGATATGCAAAACTGGCAGGTATCACTACCAATCTTGACGGTGGTTATATAAAAAATGGAACGACTTTACAAGTAACTGGATTATCAACTTTTGGTAATAATGTTAATATTACTGGAAATTTAGATGTTGATGGTACCACAGAACTTGATGGTCTTAATGTAGATGGTACTACCACTTTAGATGATTTAACTGTAGGAAGTACTTTATCCGTAAGTGGAGTATCAACATTTACTGGTTTTGCTACTGCAACTGGTGGAATGGCTGTTAATGGTGGTCTTACTGCCGATAGTGCTAAAGTTAGTGATTTAAGTCAATATAGAATTGTAATAGCTGGTGCTGGTGGAGAATTAAGGGATGATATAAATCTTACCTTTAATGGGTCAACACTTTCTGTAGGAAAAGATCTTGATGTAGATGGATATACGGATTTAGATGATTTAGTTGTTAGTGGTATCACTACATTAGGTTTCACAACAGTTGGTACTGAAGGTTTATATGTTTCAGGTATTTCATCTATTGGATCTGGAATTTCGATGTTCCCGACATCGGGTATTGTCAGTGCGATCGCATTTTATGGTGATGGATCAAATCTGACAAACGTAAGTGGTGCAGTATCTGTCACAAACATTCTCTACGTTACCGTTGATGGTAATGATGAAAATGATGGTTTCCTTATTTCAAGTGCAAAGAGAACAGTTGGTTCTGCATTGACAATCGCAGATGAAAGCACGGTAATCAAGATTTTTGCTGGTAATTATACTGAAAATAATCCAATCATTCTTCCAGAACAGGTAACTCTTCTGGGTGATAGTTTGAGAGAAGTCTCAATCATTCCTCAAAATCCTGATAAAGACTTAATTTATGTAAGTAATGGTAATTACGTTGAAAACATGTCCTTCACAGGGACATTGGATGAAGGAAAGGCAATTATAGCATTCAACCCAGACAAACCATCATATGTGACACAGGGTCCATACATCAGGAATTGTACAAACTTCATCTCCAATAGTATTGGTATGAAGATTGATGGTAGACATGTCATTGGTGACACGAGAGCAATGAACGTTGACTCTTATACACAACTTAATCAGGGTGGTATTGGTGTTTCGATCTCCAATGAAGGTTATGCTCAGTTAGTTTCTATCTTTACCATTTACAATGACCAAAGTATTGTTTGTATTGATGGTGGACAATGTGATTTAACGAACTCTAACTCATCCTTCGGTAGATTAGGTCTTGTTGCTGATGGTCTTGGACCACAGATATTCATTGGAACTATTACAGAGGCAAAGGCAGCAGAGACAGATATATTTGAAATTGACTGTAGTGTAGATAATTTCTCTATTAGTGGTGCATTATACGATAACGTTACTGGTCTGACGACAATTACGACATCAACTGATCACGGTTTTAATGTCGGAATGTCAGTTACCATGAAGGATATGACCTTCACCTGTGATTCTCAACTTCCAGTAACATCATATAATGTGTCAAATGCAATTTATAATGAAGTAAGTGGTATTATGACTGTTACAACTACAGTCGATAATAACTTCTATGTTGGTGCAAGTGTTACTTTTGCACAATTAACTTTTAACTGTGATTCTGGTGGTGGGGCATCCAATGGAATATTCCCACCTGCACCTGGCGATAACAACGGTGCAGCAAGACATGTATTTGATGTTTTGACAGTTGGCACTTCTACGGAATTTACAGTTAATGTTGGTCCATCTACAATCGCTCACACTTATGTAAGTGGTGGTAATGTAAGTATCAGTACATTTGCACCGTTCCCAAGTGGTGCTTATGGTAATATCTTTACTGTTGATTCGGTAGTCGGTCCGACGACATTTACAGCGTATGTTGGTGCTTCTACGTTACCTCATACATATGTCAGTGGTGGTGATGTAGAAACTTTTGTCACCAGACCTTACGATGGTCAAGTTGTGTATCTGGATGCATTGTATAATTCGATATCTGGTGTAACCATCACAAATGGTGGTTCTGATTCAGAGTATACTAATGCACCAAATGTTACATTCTCGGCACCATCTGAATCCTGGGGTATCACTGCTACTGGTGTCGCAAGATTGACAAATGGAAAAGTATCATCTGTTGATATGATTTCAAATGGTAGAGGTTACACTGGCACTCCAACAGTCACAATTGATGGTTCTGCTACTGGTACATGTGACATCTTACCTACATACTATGTGGTAAGTAGTGCTACTCCTATTGTTGGGGGTATCTCTACAGTCACCTTTACCGAAAGGGTACCTTACGCGGTTGGTGTAGGAACAACAGTTCCATTCTTCAAACAGAGTAGAGTACTTGCTTCAAGCCACGCTTTTGAATATATCGGTTCTGGAAATACTGCTTTATCAGCACTCCCACAAAGAGGTGGTGTAGCAATCCCAGAAAATGAGACTACAAGTATCAATGGTGGTCTGGTCATTTATACTTCAACAGACCAGGCAGGTAACTTTAAGATTGGTGATGGTGTTATCATTAATCAGTTGGAGGGTTCAATCTCAGGTGACGCTTATCAAAGATCCCTGTTTGCAAACATTACACCTTACATTCTCGCATTAGGAGGAATAGATTAAAATGGCACTAGCCCTTAATAATTACGAGACAATAACAGCTGTTGTCGGAGTCAATACGGTCGGTATCTACACAGCACCTACTGGATATGACTCTATTGTCCTTCTGGCGCAATGTACAAATATTGGTACTGATACTCAAACCATTACCTTTGCTCACGAGAGAACTGTATCAGGAATCGCAGTCACAACTGAAATATTGAAGGATTTCCCACTTCCTGCAAATGATTCAGCCAATCTTGTTTCTGGTAAACTTGTATTGGAGACAGGTGATTCATTGGTCATCTCATCCAGTAGTAATACTGATGTGAAATTCATATCATCTGTTTTAGAGACACTTAATCAGTAATAACAATGCCAAGATACGGAAGTAACGACCGTCGTAGTCTAAAAATTGGTATAAGTTCTTTTAGTGAAGAGAAGACTTCACTAGAAGTAGTAGGCCGTATCGGTGTTGGTACAGATGCTGCGGTGCAGAATCTGGATGTAAGAGGTACAGTATATGTTTCGAATGATGTAGGGATCGGTACAACGGTTCCTGGTGATGCAGTTAATAGAACAAATACTTCGAAGTTAAGTGTTGGTATTGTTACTGCAAATGAGTATTACGGTTCTGGTCTGGGACTGACTGGAATTACGAGTGCCACCAATGCAACTAACATTTATGGTGGTGCAGCAGGACAATTATTATATCAGGCACAACCTGGAATTACTTCTGCCTTTGAAAATGGTCAAACAGGTTATGGACTATTTTCGAGGGGTGCGGATCAACCACCACAATGGTTACCCACTGCTCCTGCAGGAGCTGTTGAAGGTATTTTAGTATTTGATGAAGGTGCTGCAGTTGGTCTTGGTACCACATTTAATGGACTTGACTTTAGAGGACTTCAAGTAGTTGCCACTGGTGAAAATGGTGGTGGAATTGCTACTATAACAGTCAATCAACAAACTTTTGTTGAAGTAGCTGGTGTAGCTACCAATGTTATCGGTGGTATTGCATCAGTCACACAACTGAATGTAGATGCAGGTATATCTTCATTCTCAGATTTCAAGATTACATCATTGACATCTGGTGTAGGTGCCACAGTTGGTGCTTCTGCTGGTGTGGCAACGTATTACGGTACTGGTATTGAATTATCGGGTATTGTCACCACAATTACAGCAGGTAATAACATTAACATTGATAGATCCACTGGTAACGTCACAATTAATGCTGCGATTACGAATGGAGATGTCACAGCAGACCAACTGTTTATTTCAGGTATTTCAACATTAGGTATTATCACTGGAAACGGTGGAAATGCTGAGTCAATTGGTGTCACAACTGCTTACATTGACAAAATTGTAGGTACATCTGCAACTTTTACAACTCTTTCTGCAGACAAGATTGGTGTTGGAACTGATAATCCACTGAATACTTTCCAGGCTGGTCTTGGAAATTCATCATTCACTGTTGTATCAACGGCCACAACTACGATGGTTGGTGTTGGTACTACAAATCCTAAATTTACTTTGGATGTAAAGGGGGATACCAATATTGATGGTAGTGTCACTGTAAATGGTCAACCAGTTGCATCCATAGGCTTGATTGTTGCTCTTGGTGGACTTTGATAAATAACTAAAAAGTATTGATACAATGGCGGAGTCATTTACAAATTCACTGACTAGAGCTGCTGGTATTGTGACTACTAGTTCAAGTGGAAGTATTGGAGCTGGTGTCACAATTATCACTGGTATCTCCACTGATGGTATTGCTGTTGGTGATATGGTTCGAAATGTTCACTTTAGGGGTGGTGCTAAAGTTGCTTATATTGATGCTGGTCAAGTAAGACTTGATAAAACTTCCACCAATATCACAGCTGTTAGTTCACAATCTGTGAGTTTCTTAGGTGTGACTACAGCACTTACTGCTGCATCTAAAAGTATTCTTGTAGGTGGAACTTTCTGTAACCTAACAGATATTACTGTCAAACTTTTTGTTGAGGTTGGAGTAGGTGATAGTTTAAGTCTCCTGGCGAATAATATTCCCGTACCACAAGGAAGTTCTTTTGTTATTAGTGATGCAGGTAAAACAATTCTACAAACAAACGAAGAAATAAGAGTTTATTGTGATACTTCGTCCGCCATTGATGTAAATCTGAGTGTTCTTGCAGGAGTGTCCTAATGCTTGGGAATAACGGTTACATTGGAAGAAATCCTGGGGACTCGGCGGTAACTGTTGCTCGTCGAGTTTATAAACCCACAACAAATACAACTGAATTTGATTTTTCGGCAGGATATGACATCGAATATTTTGATGTATATGTCAATGGATTAAAAAAGGTAAGAGGCACTGATTATTCTGCATCCTCAGATAATAAAACTTTTACTCTCACATCTGCAGCGGGTAGTGGTGATGTTGTAGAAGCTGTTGCATATAAAGCATTTAATGTTACTAGAGATTCAATTGGTCAAGTTGATGGAGAGATATTCTTAGGGGATAACAAGAAAGTACATCTTGGCAATAGTAATGACTTCCAATTTTTCCATGATCCCACCTTTACCCAATTAGATATAGATGGAAACAGTATATCTGGTGGTACAGCTAGTGTCATGCAGGATGATGGTACAGGTCCACTAGTATTTAAAACAAATGCTGGTGATGGACAGGGTGCATTCCAATTTTTTGATAAACTTTGGCGCCCAAAACTTAAAATATTTTCTGGTCCTACTGTTGGAGTTAATCTTTATCATGGTTCAGATACGAGTACTGAAAAAATATCGACCAGACCTTATGGTGTAAAAGTAACAGGAATAACTAGTTCTACTACATTTTATGCTCAAGGTGCCTCTGGTATTTCGACTTTTAGAGGTAAAGTTTCTCTTGGAAGTTCGGTTTTTGACTCTAATGGGGGTACAGGAACTAATGAACAAGTTCTGATAAGTATTCCTGGTGTAGGTGTTTCTTGGGCCAATAATAGTGGTGGTGTCGGCGGTGGTGGAATTACCGTTCAAGATGAAGGTAATCCATTAGCAACAGTTGCTACTGTAATTAACTTTACTGGTAGTGGTGTTGTTGCCTCAGGTACAGGAGCAACTAAAACAATCACTATTTCGGGTGGAGGTAGTGGTGCTGTTGCTAGATCAGAAGTATCAGCTAGCACTGGAAGTATTGCTGCCGATGCAACTGCAGATATTACAATCACGGGTGGAAAGACATATTCATTATTAAAAATTGCTGTAGATGCAGCATCTTGGGTCAGACTTTACACTGACACGACTTCAAGAACAAATGATGCCTCAAGACCTTACACTACAGATCCAACACCTGGTTCTGGTGTTATCGCTGAAGTAAGAACAGAAACTACAGGTTCAACAACATTTTTAATGAGTCCTGCTGTAATGGGATGGAATGACGATTCAACACCATCAGCAAATATATACGCAAAGGTTACTAATAACGAGTCATCATCAGCAGATATTACTGTCACTTTAACTATCGTTGAACTGGAGGGTTGATATGATTTCGAGTGATCAGCAACTTAGTACTGGTTCTGATTATGTAGGGATAACTACAGGGTTAGCCGAATATATTGTTACTTGTAAATCATATGAAGATTTGGAGAATCTTTATGATGATATGGAAACTCCTGGTGGATCTTTGTATATTCCCGATAGAGCAGTTGATTTAGTTCATAGGAGAACAATTAGTCGTAATACTCATTATATGCTTACTGCAGCTGAGGCAGAAGAAATAAGAAATGACGAAAGAGTGCTTGCTTGTGAAATAAATCCCACAGACATGGGATTAGTAGCAGAGCCTTTTTGGGTTCAAACTGGAGATTTCAATAAAACAAGTGGTTCATTCGCAGGTGATGATAAAAACTGGGGTCTCTGGAGAGTTATTACAGGACAATCATATCCTGTAGTAACATATAATATTAATGTATCAAACTCTGGAGCATCTGCTTACACTTTGAGTGGTTCTGACAGAAACGGATCTGTTAGTGGTAACAATGTTACTGTTACACTAAAAGTTGGAGATACTGTTAATTTTGTAGTTAATGCAAGTGGTCATCCATTTTACATACGGGTATCAAATGGTGGCGCGAATGTAAGCACTCCTGCTGCAACAAATCAAGGGACTCAAAGTGGTACTGTTTCTTGGACACCTAATACTGCTGGAACTTATTATTATCAATGTGGCAATCACTCTGGTATGATTGGAATAATTACTGTTAATGCTCAGACAAATGATTGGGGAAGTGATAATTCTGTAGAGATTACAAATCAAGAAATAATTACTACAGCATCAGGAAAGAATGTTGATGTTATACTTGTTGATTCTCCTGTCAATCCAGATCATCCAGAATTTGCTGTTAATCCTGATGGGACAGGTGGTTCTAGAGTAATTGAATTTAATTGGCTTCAATATAACTCAGTTTTAGGTCATGGTGCTAATGGAACTTATGATTATAGTCAGAATACCTCAAACGATCATGGAACTCACGTAGCAGGAACAGTGGGTGGCAATACCCAAGGGTTTGCAAGAGATGCTAACATCTATCAAATGGACTTTATGGATGGTGCTGCAGGTAAAACTAATTGGGCTACCATGTTATGGGACTATATTCGTCATTTTCATAAAAATAAACCAATCAATCCTGCAACTGGAAGGAGAAATCCAACAATTACCAATCACAGTTGGGGGTATAATTATCTATATGCCTTCACTTTTGATAGTGTATTTTCAGTTACTACTAGAGGGAATACTACTATATTATCTGGCACATTGGCTGAAAGAAAGGCTGCAATAGAAGCAGCTGGTATTCCAGGTTATGCAGGGTTAGGACAAGGTGTTAATCCCGCACCTGCAAGATATTATGCGATAGAAGAGGATATAAAAGACATGATGGATGATGGGGTGATTATGATAGGAGCTGCTGGTAATAATGCATATCCTATCGACCTTCCAAGTGGTTTGGACTATGATAATTCATACTTTGTGCTCAACGTTGGTAGTTATCTCTCTCACCGAGGTAGTACTCCCACTGCAGTTGATGGGTGCATATGTGTAGGATCTATTGGTTCTAAAGCTACTGAGAATAAATCCTACTTCAGTAATTGGGGTCCAAGAGTAGATATATGGGCACCAGGTAGTGATATTATTTCTGCTGTTTATGATAATACCTCCCCCTTTTTTTCCTATCTTCCTATTGTCGCCGATTCCAGAAACTCATCATATTATCTTGCATCAATTGATGGAACAAGTATGGCATGCCCACATGTTACTGGAGTCATTGCTTGTCTTCTTGAAACAGAACCAAATCTGACTCAAGCAGAGGCACTACAGTATTTAAAAGAACATTCTTTGGCGGAAGTTGGAGATCCAGGAGGAAATCCATCTTCAGTTGATACAGGATATGAAGCTTTAGGTTCAAATAGTAATAATAGATATTTGTTTATTGAGAGAAAAAGAGAAGTTACTGGTTCTCTCCAACAAACTCGTTTCAAAAACAGAAATCCAGACACAGCTGGTGTTAAATATCCTAGAACAAACAACTCTGTCCATAAATAACTAAAAAGGTTTACAATGGCGATTGGAAATCCTATATCGAGTCAGAATAATTATAGAGTAATAAGGTTTACGGCAACGGCTAGCCAAACTTTATTCACTATTACTGATGGATATGCAATAAACAAGATTGCAGTATATAGAAATGGTGTTCGTCTGAGTGAAAATCTTGACTTTACTGCATCTGATGCAACTACAGTCACACTGAATGATCCGTGTCAATTAAATGACGAAGTTGTATTTGAAATTCTTGACGTATTTAAAGTTACTCAAACAGGTGACACCGTTGGAAATGTCACTGGAAATCTTACGGGTGACGTTTATGCTGGTATCGTAACCGCAACCATCAGATTTGATGGAGATTTAGCTGGTAGTGTGAATGGTGGTATTGTCACCTGCACTGAATTAGATGTAAATGGAAACGCAGATATTAGTGGAAATGTAACAATTGGTGGTACACTGACATATGATGATGTAACTAATGTAGATTCTCTAGGTATTGTAACTGCTAGGGAAGGTGTGCATTTTGGTACAGTATCTGATGGTACCCTTGTAAGTGGAAATTCTAATGGAATTGGTATCGGAACCACCAATCCAAGAGCAAAACTTGATGTTGAAGGAACTCTGAATGTAAGTGGTCTTACCACCTTTAATTCAAACGTTAAATTTGGTAATGGTGGGACTATTGGTCCTACCACCTTCGATATTAATACTGCTGCAACAATGGATGGTCTCACCATTCAGGGAGGTTTAACTGTTAATCATCCTATAATTGCTGACTTTAATGGTGGCTTAGATGTTGATGGTCACACTGAGTTAGATGATCTTAATGTATCAGGTGTTTCTACATTTGCTAAAGTTGCTCTTGGAAGTTCAGTTTATGACTCGAATGGTGGTACAGGAACTAATGGTCAGGTATTGTCGAGTGTTCCTGGGATAGGTGTATCCTGGACTGATCAAACTGGTGGTGGTGGTGGTACTTCTGACAAAATTGAAGAAAATAATACTTCTGCTGAGGTAGTTGACACAGGTTCTGATGGACATTTTAAAGTAGTAACAGATGGTACTGAAAAACTTCGTGTAATTTCTGATGGTTCTGTTGGTATTGGCACCACTACACCTATTGCAAAATTAGACGTACAAGGTTCAAGTGAATTTGATGCATTAAGAGCTAGTGGTATTGTCACGTTTAATGGACCAAGAATAGAAACTGAATCACATACTAGATTCCGTATTGGTGATGCAAATGCTCAACTTTATAGACAAAGTAGTGATTTATTATTAGATCTTTCTGGCGGCAACGATATTTTAATAAAAGCGAATGCTTCTGGTGGTAGTTCTGGAAATATTTCATTAAGAACTATAGAAGGTGGTAAAGTTTATCTTACTGGTACTGGTGGTGTAGGTCTCTATCATTCTGATGCTACATTAAAATTAGAAACAACTTATTCGGGTGTAGATGTAACTGGTGTAGTAACTGCAACTAAATTCTCTGGTGATGGTTCTGAACTAACTGGGTTAACTGGAGTCGGTGCTGGTATCGACATTAAGGATAGTGATTCTGCGATTGGTGTTGCTGGTACAATTAACTTCGGAACTAATTTAAGTGTAACTCCTGTTTCATTAGGTATTGTAACTGTCACAGCATCAGGTGGTGCAAGTGGTGTCGCAACTGGAGTTCAATTAGTTCAATCTGATACTGCAAATGCATTCCATTATCTCAATTTCACTCAAAGACTCACTGGTGATGAACCAATAAGAACTGATAGTCAATTAAGATGGCAACCAAACAGTCAAGAACTAAACCTAGGTAGTGGCAATATAACATTGGCCACGATAACTAGTGATATTTTCACCAGTAGTACCACAGGTACAGATGGTGTCACTATTGCAGATGACATTAAATCAGTAAGACACATCAATTCTACTGGTGTCGTTACTGCAACCTCTTACGAGGTTTATTCTGCTACACCAGAGATACTTTTCAACGATCACAATGGTGGTATTCAAACTGATTTTTCAATAAAGGTAAATCAAGGTGTCTTTACTATTGAAGATGTAACTAGTTCTGAAACTGTATTCAAGTACAGTGCTCTTGGAGAAGGGGTAGAGTTATATTGTGATAATGCAAAGAAACTTGCAACGACTGGTTCTGGTGTAAGTGTAACTGGAATAGTAACTGCAAATTACTTCTATGGTGATGGTTCTAATCTGACTAATATTACTGCTCAGTCAACTGGTATCGACATTAAAGATAGTGATTCGGCCATTGGTATTGCTGGTACAATTAACTTTGGTACAAACTTAAGTGTAACTCCTGTTTCATTAGGTATTGTAACTGTTACCGCGTCATCAGTAGGTGGTGCTTCATCGATCAATGATCTTTCTGATGCAAAAACTTATGGAGCGGGCGGAAAAGGTATTGGTATAGGTTCATTTGCCCTTTATAGTATATCAAATAATGTAAGAGATAACACTGCAATTGGATATAGTGCGTTAACAAATTGTACCGAGGGAACGGATAATGTTGCTGTCGGTGAAGATGCACTCAGAGGAAAAAATGGAGAAACCTTCATTGGTAATGAAAACGTCGCTGTTGGTCAACTAGCCTTAGGTAATGTGAGAGGTAGCTCTCAACATAACGTTGCTATTGGAGCTAAAGCATTACAGACTCTGGAATTAGGTGAAAAAAATGTTGCAATAGGTAGACTTGCAGCACAGGCCCTCGTAACCTCACTTAGTGCTGAGTATAATGTTTATATTGGTGATGCTGCAGGATTAATGCAATCAGCGGGTAAATTTGGTGTTTTTGTTGGACCAGGTGCAGGTAGAACTGTCACCACAGGAATAAAGAATGTACTCATTGGTAGATATGCAGGTGGTAATCTTACCGTGGGTACGAACAATATATGCATTGGTGATGAGTCCAGTACTTCTGCTGCTACTGCGAATAATGAACTTACGTTAGGTGGTCCAGGTATCACAAGTTTCCGTATTCCTGGTCTACAATCTGGTGCAAGTAATGGAGATGTTTTAACTTACAATTCAAGCACTGGGTACATTTCACTTCAAGCTGCTAGTGGTGGTGGTGGTAGTGGAGCATCTGAAATTAACGATCTGTCTGATGGTGTTACAAATAGTGGTGGTCGAACTGTAGGTTTAGGTACAGGTGCACTTGCCAATGATGATGGTACAACTAATGATAATACTGCTTTAGGTTATTATGCACTTAATGCAAATACATCTGGAGATAGAAATACTGGTGTTGGTAACTCAGCTCTAGCCAAATGCGTGGATGGCAATTCAAATACAGCGGTAGGTGAATATGCGCTTAACTCACTTACAACTGGAGATGATAACACAGCTATTGGTTATCATGCATTGCATACCAACCAAACTGCTTTGAGATGTACTGCATTGGGGTATTTTGCCCTTCAATACTGTACTGGAAATAATAACACTGGATTAGGAGTTTATGCAGGTGATAATATCACAAATGGTACCAACAACACTTGTATTGGTTTCAATGCTGAAGCAAGTAGTGCAACTGTAGCTAATGAAATTACTTTAGGTAACACTGACGTCACTAAGTTCCGTATTCCTGGTATTGGAATTACATTTGGTGATAACACATCTCTTACAGATGGTCATGTACTTACCTATAGTAGTTCTACTGGAGAGGTAAAATTAGCTGCAGTCAGTGGTGGAGCCGCTAACGCAGCAGGTTCAGATGGTCAAGTTCAGTACAATAATGGTGGTACTTCATTAGGTGGTGCTAGTGCCCTCTATTACGATGATACCAATAATCGTGTTGGTATAGACACCACAATACCAGCTTATGAACTACAGGTTGGTAATATTGGGGTAAATCCTGACGTATCTGCTGTTGCTATTAGTACAGCACTTTTCTCTTATCACCTTGGTATTGGACATACCCAATTATCACGAACTTCAGCAAACCCAGAGAACAGTGATCATGGTGCAATCTTTACTTTAGGTGCTACTTCAAGTAAAACTGCATATATCATTATTGACGCCAATAGAAGTGCTTCTAATGATTGGGGTAGTGTTGCGATTGGTGATTATCGAAATCTAGCTAATGGTGGTCCCACAAAAAATGTTGCTATTGGTGGTAAAAACCTTCATAATTGTACAACTAGTGGTAATATTGGAATTGGAGATCAAAATCTTCAACATCTTTCTTCAACCGCTACCTCCAACATAGGAATTGGATATCAAACTTTAAATGATGTCACTAGTGGCTCATATAACATCGCATTAGGCCATAGAGCAGGAAGATGTTCTTCTTCTACTACAAATGTTGACGAAAATATCTTTATTGGTAGACAGGCTGGTAATTATGCATTGAGTAGTAATTCCAATGATAACATTTATATCGGTAGAAATGCCGGTAGTGGTGATGGAACAAGTGAAAGGAATAGAAATATCGTCTTAGGCAATGTTCTTGCCGCAAAAGTTGGAAATGATCAATTTGCTATTGGTGCTGATGATGGTAACGGTGATAATTATTGGTTAGTTGGTAATGAATTATATAATGTTGGTATCGGAACCACTAATCCAACATCTAAACTTACGGTAGGTGGATCTCTGAATGTCACTGGTGTTTCTACGTTAGCAAATGTTGTAAGTTTTACAACTAGTGGAAGTGATGATGGAATTATTGATCTTGTTCCTAACGGCACTTTATTCATAAGAGGTGGTAGTGTAACTGATGGTAAATTAAGACTACAGGCTCACGCTGGTTACGATAATGTTATTTGTGATCTCAATAGGACAGAAATTCATTGGGCAGCATCTGGTGGTGATGGTGGAAAGAAACTTGAAACCCAAGGTATGGGTGTCACTGTTACTGGTCGTACAACTACAAACACATTAGATGTTACTGGTATTTCTACTTTCCAGGATGATATAACTGTTGCAACCGAAACATTTGTTGGTTTTGGTAATACCTCTTTAGATAGACATGATGCTCATTTAAAACTGTATCAATCAGGACTGTTTGAAATTAAAAATGAAAATAATGAAAGTAATTCTGGTAGTGGAGTAATTAGAATACAATCTAATACAAATGATATAGTTTTGACGTCCATTACAAATCAAGTCAAATTGCAAAGTAATGGTGTATCTGAGAGATTAAGAACTGAAAATTCTGGTGTAAGAATTACTGGTTTATGTACAGTTACTGGTGCATTATCCAAAGGTTCTGGTTCATTTAGAATTGATCACCCACTTGTTGGGATGTCAACCACTCATGATCTGGTTCACTCATTTATTGAGGGTCCACAAGCTGACTTGATTTACAGAGGTTCAGTTGATCTCGTAAGTGGAATTGGTACAGTCAATATTGACACTGCCGCGAGAATGACAGAAGGAACATTTGACGCTCTCTGTACAAATGTTCAATGTTTCACATCAAATGAAACAGATTGGACAGCAGTGAAGGGTTCTGTCTCTGGTAACATTCTGACAATTACTGCTCAGGACAGTTCCTCTACCGCAACTGTGGGTTGGATGGTTATTGGTGAAAGAAAAGACCAACACATGCTCGACACACACTGGACTGATGATGATGGTAGAGTTATCGTAGAACCAACTAAATAATATCACTCAAGATTAAAACTATGGAAGAGACAATTACAGCTGAGGAAATTGCGGGACACTATACTGCTGCCATGGATAGTGTCAATTTAATCAATAGACTGGTGGCACAAAGTAGTCTTACTCAAGAAGAGCAAGATACTGTTAGTAGAAATGTAGAACATCTTCAAATTATGGTTGCAAAAGATTATTGGACCACTGAAGATTTGACTCCTTTCAATAATGCAATCACTGCTGGTACTGCTGAGTAAAAATGTCCAGAGCAAGTAATTTAGCTGGTTTTACAACTTCTATCGGTGACGATGGTATTGTCCTCACTGGTATATCAAGTGTAGGTATTGCAACTAGTAATCCTAGAAGTGTTTTAGACCTTTCTGGTGCAGGTTCTACTACGGGAGGTTTTGTTTTACTCCCTAACGCATCTACTGCACGTAGAAATGTATTACCACAAATTAAGGGTGCATTTCTCTTCAATGAACAATTAGGTAGATTAGAAATTTATGATGGAAATGGTTGGGTTGGTATTGCAACCACAACATGATGTGACACTTGACAAACTGTCTATCATTGCCTCCGCGAGACCCGTGGGGGCTTTATAGTGTCTGGAGACACACAAAGGAGATGACCGCCACCCACAAGTTGATCTTCATCGCATCTTTTATGTGGATGATGCAATGGGGTACCAGAGTTGTGTATCAGGGATTGACACATGCATTCTATTGAAGTTGTGCCGTCATTCACTCCTGTCCCTTCCTGTAAACCCCTTCTACACTGGTTTATGGGTGAATACCTGTCTGATTATGGTATTGACCTGACTGTGGTCTATATGGACCTATCTGATGAAGGTGTGTCAGGGTGGTGTATGAGAGAAGAGGACAATGAGTTTGTCATTCAAATCGATGAAAATCTAAGAGGTGATGAACACACTAAAACACTTCTTCATGAATGTTATCACATGTATCAACATTTGATGGGTATTCCACGATGTGAGATATGTGCTAATCTATCAGAAAACTTGTTACTTGACAAGTACAACAATCAGGACTAGAATAGGCTTGTCCTGGAAGATGAGGATCCTTTAAGTTATTAAATCAATGAAGACCAAATTTATCTGCGTTCAACCCAAGACCAACAAGGCAGTGAATCGTTTCCATAATATGATGGATGAACTCCATAGTTGCCGTGTGGAACAAGAAACTGAAGATAAAATGTTTCTTGCATCAATCTCAGGTAGGTATCACTTCTGGATGAATAAGATGAACGATGATAACTGGGAAGTTATTAAGTAATCTTAACATTATTTTACTACCTGTTTGTAAATACTAACATGGTGACAAATTGGAGGCTCTATGACCCACAGTCCAAAAGACAGAAAACTTTCGAGTCAAGAGATCGAATCAATTGAATTGGCAGTTGAACAAGCTGACATTCGTGCCATCCATCCTGATAAGATGGAAGCATTTGCCGATCATTTAGTTCAAAAATTACAGAATGAAAAGAATTCAGGACCAACAGTTTATCCTTGCAACTGCACTTGCGCAAGTGGACAATCTATTTGCTCTACTGGAGGGAAACAAGTACGAAACACATTTTCAAGTGAGTCTATGGAAGATCAAAGCTGAACTTGAGAGACAAATGAGTCAGTGTCAATCATCACTTGACAAAGTATCCTAATTCTTATATACTTTACATATAATTTCAGGAGTAAATGAAGTATCTCTACGTTGTAGACCATTATGTACCATTTCCTCAGTCAGAGTATGGTGGTATCTGGGTCGTCAGAGCAGAATCTGATGAGGAGTGTTTTGATTTGATTTCAACACACGATGATCTATATCCAGAATACTATGGTAAATTAAGAGAGAACATCATAAATTCAAATAAATACGAATTGACTGATGATTCAGCTTCTGAAGTTATCGAGAGTTTTCTAACATGACTCAAAAACCAGAAAAAGATCCTAACGACAAGTATTCCAAGTATAATTTTGGAATCAGATGTAATGAACATCACGATGAGGATGAATTTGATCCAGAAAAAGATGCCAAACTCGATGATTGGCACAATCGTCACAGAGACAAACTGTTAGACGAATTTTGTGATACACACCCAGGTGCTCCACAATGTAAAGTTTTCGATGAATGAATCCGAAAAACGTGCTCTTGGTCTTATGATCGAGAGTGTTCTCAAACCAGACAGTAAACTCCGTGAATGTGCTCACAATCAAGGATGTTTCGATGAATTGATGGAATGGCGTCAGGTGATGCTTGACCTACTATATGATTACAACCGACATGGAATTCCCGCACAAACCGCCGACAGGGTATGAGTATTGGACTGACCAATATTCTAAGACTGTTATTCGTATCTGGATTCGTAACGTAGGGACAACATTTGTCTACACAGATACACCTCCTAGCTCAGTCTGGGGGTTTTTCTGTCAAAAGACCAAACAATTCAAGGCTCCTATCAATCACAAAAAACCAGGTAAAGTTGTAAAACCAGAAGACACGACTCCTTATTCTGCAATGCAACTGAATCTAAATCCACTCATGGCCGCATTCTACCAATGAAAGACCTAGATCCTTCTTCAATCACATTATCATCACCATCTAAATCATTTGCATATGAGAAGTTGTCTCGTCAAATTGACGAGTGTGATGACATTGTGGTGTTGAAGGATGCACTACGTTGTTATGTCAAGTTGTATTTTAAGCAACAAGAAACAATTTCACTGATTGGATTACCGAACATTAACGATGAAAACATTTGACGTTCAGGTCAATGATTATGTCAAATGGCATCATCATGATTGGTTGGATGAGGGATGGGTATATTTCAAATGTGATGAATATATTACCATTGAAGTTGGTGTAAAACCTAAACCCTATTGTAATCTTGTCAAAAATAGGTTACACTGTAATGAACACATTCTAGTTGTATGTCACAACCAATTTTGGGACGAACTAGAGTATATTAAAACCAGGGAAACAAACAATGAAAATTCGCAATGTTTTGTTAGGACTATCTCTGTTGATCGTCCCTCCAGTCATGGCTGATCCGATTACCGAAGAAGAGTTCTTCACACCTCATGCTCAGGGGTGTATGTTACTTCAAGAATGCACAGATCATGTTCAAGAACTTAAAACAGTTTCTGACCTCAACAAACATGAGGAATTAGCTGATATTGATTACAGTATTGTTGCTGATGAGTTTAACTCTCTCGTCCGATCACTTAATGCTGTTGGATCTAAAGTTTTTCTAGCAGATATGCGATACTTCCCAATTGGTCATCGTGGTGTCTATCACACTGTGGGCAACAACTTCTTTCTGAATGTCGCTCACATGCATCGTCCTGGTACTATGATGTCAGTGATGCGTCACGAAGGATGGCACGCTGCACAGGATTGTATGGCAGGGACAATCGAGAACAACTTTATTGCTATCATTCATAATCAAGAGGATGTTCCTCGTATGTACCAGGCAATCGCAAAAAGTGCCTATCAGTCTCAACCAAAGGCAATCCCTTGGGAAAAGGAGGCATACTGGGCAGGTCACACTGAGGGTATGACTCAGGCAGCACTAGAATCTTGTGCCGCTGGAACAATGTGGACCGATTATGAACCGACACCGATGACCCGTGAATGGTTAGAAGAAAACAATTACATTAAAAACTAATGAAAATCTTTTTAGACACAGCTGACACAGAAATCATTAAAAAGTATTGGTCTACTGGACTCATTGATGGTATCACTACAAATCCATCTTTGATAATGAAGAGTGGTCGTAATCCCGAGGATGTATATCAAGAACTCGTCGATCTGGGTGTTCCTGACATCAGTATGGAAGTTGTTGGATCTGACATTGAAATGTATGACGAAGGTATTCGTCTGTATGAAAAGTTTGGTCCTGTCTGTACTGTCAAAGTTCCATGTACCCGTGAAGGACTCATCGTATGTAAAAGATTGTCTGAACAAGGTATCAAAGTGAATGTCACCTTGATCTTCTGTGCTGCTCAGGCAGTTCTTGCGGCTAAGGCTGGTGCAACCTATGTGTCACCATTTGTAGGACGATTGGACGATCAATCTGTGGCTGGTCTTGAAGTTGTACGTTCAATCAGTGAACTGTATCGTATCCACGGTATTAGAACTCAGGTTCTTTCTGCATCAATTCGTAGTGTTCAACGTGCAATTCGTTCTTGGTACAACGGTGCTGAGATCTGTACAATGCCACCCAAAGTATTTGATCAAATGTATGATCACATCTTAACTGATAAAGGTTTGGAAATCTTTGATAAGGATTGGAAAGAAGTATGTGGAGGATCTGGAGTCTAGCTTTAGGTAGAAAAGATGGACGAGACGATAGAGAAGCAGATATTATTGCTGGCATACGCACCTTTATTCTTGTGTGTTACATGGTCACTAATGTGGCTATCGTCGCCAATGCAGTGAGACACTGGAATGATGGACAATGTGACAACACTACATCTGGCACAATTCCCTTGACAATGGCACCTAAATAACATATGATTTATAGGTAGTCAACAGGAGTCACCATGTCTGCCACTTATCTCCCTCAGCGTCAAAGGTATCGTATCACCCTTGAACTTGATGTAATGGATGATTTTAATCCCCATAACATTGATTGGGAAAAAGTTCTTGATGTTCAAGGTGGTGAAAGTGTTGATTCATATGTGGAAGATCTGTCTGTTCCAGACTGTTTCTTCTCCTGATATTGTTGGGGGTGATAAATAACATATATTATCATCCCCATCATGGCGTTTTACTTAACAAAACCATCATTGATTGATTCTTCTATCACACTTTATTATGCTGGTGGATCCAGATGGTCTGATCAATCATCTGAAAAGGTAACTTATGCAACAAGAGAGAATCTTGACGCTAAGATTGCTAACACAGATGGTAAATCTGGTGGATTCAAAACTGCTACGGTCGTAGAAGAATGAAGACTTTAAGAGAGTTTTTAGAAGCATATGATCCTGAGATTCAAGGTAGATCTCAGATCAAACAAACTGGTGAGGGTGGACGTAAAGAACCCAAGCGAGATACTGCGTCCCGTAGAAAACCAGGTGTAAAACCCAGAGTCAAAGCTATTGGTGGTGGTAAAACTGCGCCAGTAGGTGAATATAAAGATAGAAAAGATATTGGTTCAACTAAGGCACGTTCTGAAAGAGAGCAACAACCTACTAAAGAACGTGGTTCTGCTGAAGTTAAACAGTCGTATGCTGATAAAGTAAAAGCAGAACGTAAAAAAGCTGCACAAGCCAGAATTGCTGCAAAAAAAGCTGGTGGTGAAGTCAAGAAGACAGAAACTAAGAAGAACACTGATGCAGAAGCATCTAAACTCCTGAAGAAGAAAGAGACTAAGAAGGTTAATCCTAACTACAAACCTCGTGAAGCATCAGGTTATACTCGTGCTGAACGTATGAAAATCACCAGGAAAGGTGAAACTGAACTTCGTGGTATCATGAAGAAACAGGAAACTGACAAATATAAGAAGGAGACAGGACAAAATCCTGACGCAAAAGGTAGAACCAAGATTGTTGCACGTGTTCACAAGCGAATGAGCACCTAATAAAGTTAGTTACCTTGAAATGTCTCCTATAATACGAGACACCCCTACGATATTATGACCATGACTCACATTGAACATCCTGAAGATCTCGTGTTGACTGGTGATCTGTCAGTCTTCAATATGTTGTATGATACTGCAACCATCTCAATGAAGATGGATGGTATGAGTCTTGTTTGGGGTACTAATCCTGCCAATGGTAAGTTTTTTGTGTGTACTAAAAGTGCATTCAACAAGAAGAAGATCCGTCTTTGTTACACCACAGACGACATCTTCACTCACTTTGGTCATCAAATAGAAGTTGTAGAGATTCTGTCATATTGTCTCAAGTATCTCCCTCGTACTGAGAACATTTACTGGGGTGATTGGCTTGGTTTTGGTCGTACTGATGTCATCACTCAGAACACTCTGACTTATGTGTTCCCTGAGGCAATCAGTCAGAAACTTGTCATCGCACCTCACACTGTTGTTAATGTCAACGAGGAGATGTGGGACCATGTTTGTTCTCCTTTGACCGAAGTATTTCAAGATACTGCTATCATCAAGTGGGTACAACCTTCTGTTGATCGTTTGCATACTAAAAGTGATGCACCTAAAATCAATACCGACAAGATCAAGTTCTTGACTGATAAAGAAGCAGCAAAGGCTAAAGTTGCTATCAATGCACTCATCAAATCTGGTCAGAGTCTTACGTCAGGTGATGGATCTACGGTGACTGATATTCTTGGTTGTCCTTATCTTGCTAACTTGTATCTTCTTATCATTGACATCAAACATGGTATCATGGATTCTCTGATTATTAACGATGCACCTGAAGCATATCTTCCTAATGGTCAACGATGTGAAGGAGAAGGATATGTTTTTCACTCCGAGTCTCATGGTTCAGTGAAACTGGTTGATCGTACCGAGTTTGCGTACGCTAACTTCCACAATGGGTTCGGTGTTTGAGTTAGTAACCTCGAAAGGTCTTCATTATTAGATTCGTACCATTATGACTGTTACCACTAAGAAGTTTTTGACCGATCAACTTAAGTTGATCATGTCACTGACAGATGAACAGGTCAATATCTACACCCGTGAGACAATGTTCAAGGTTGTGGAAGATCTTTCGGGTGGTATTTGTTGGGCAAGTTCACATAAAATTGATGACACTGGTGCTCTTTTGACACCACAAGCATTTCTTAAATGGAGTGAACATCCTGACAAAACTTTGACTAGTGTAATCGGAATGAAGGTCAAAGGTGGTAAGAGTTTGACTAAAGAACACTTTGGTGGTGTTCGTAGTGGCTCTAAGTTCATCTTTGCACACCATTATGATAAGTTTGTCGAAGATCGTTCTTATGATCTTATCAACAACTTCTTGACAGATATTGATAAACTGTCTAAAGTTGTTGTGTCCACTCGTGAAGAGAA